GAATATTATCTGGCGATCCATCGGCGCTGCAACCGACGCCAGACCAGCTAGAATATGTTGGCAAATTGCGTCAATTTATGGGCGTTAAATAGTGGCCTATCAAGACACAGGCATCAACGAAGCGGGTGCGGTAGCCTCCGGCGGCACCAAGTCCGACCGTGGCAACAGCGAGATGCTGGCGACCATGAGAACGCGCCTGACGATGGCGATCGCCGCCTATTCAGACTCCCGCGAGGATGAGCTGGACGACCTGCGCTTTCGTGCGGCCTCACCCGACAACCAGTGGCAGTGGCCGGCCGATGTGTTGGCGACACGCGGATCGGTGCAGGGCCAGACAATCAACGCCCGACCCTGCCTGACGATCAACAAGTTACCGCAGCATGTGCTGCAAGTCACGAATGACCAGCGGCAGAACCGGCCCTCCGGCAAGGTAATACCTGCTGATGATAAGGCCGATGTCGAGGTAGCCGAGATATTCAACGGGATTGTGCGTCATATTGAGTACATCTCCGACGCTGACGTAGCCTACGACACCGCTTGCGACAACCAAGTGACGTTTGGCGAGGGTTATTTCCGCATTTTGACCGAGTACTGCGACGACAACAGCTTCGAGCAGGATCTGCGAATTGGGCGTATTCGGGACAGTTTTAGCGTCTATATGGACCCAACCATCCAAGATCCTTGCGGCTCGGACGCGGAATGGTGCTTTATCAACCAAGAAATCACCAAAGACGAGTACGAGCGCGAGTTTCCCGATGCCTCGCCCCTGTCCAGCCTTGCCTACGGTGTCGGGGATGGCCAATTAAACGCTTGGATCAACCAAGACACGGTGCGAATTGCCGAGTATTTCTACATCGAGCATGAGGCCAAGAAACTGAACATGTACCACGGCGGGATCACCGCGATGGTCGGTTCGCCGGAGGCAAAACAGGCTGAAATGATGGGCTTGAAACCCATCAAGACGCGAGATGTGGACGTTCGGCAGGTTAAATGGTGCAAAACCAACGGGTTTGAGGTGCTGGAGGAGCGTGATTGGGCGGGCAAATACATTCCTGTGATCCGCGTCATTGGCAACGAATTTGAGATAGATGGTCGGATGTACGTCAGCGGTCTGGTGCGAAACGCCAAAGACGCTCAGCGTATGTACAATTATTGGGTTAGCCAAGAGGCCGAGATGTTAGCCCTCGCTCCAAAAGCACCATTTATTGGCTACGGCGGTCAGTTTGAGGGCTACGAGCAGCAATGGAAGACCGCCAACATCAACAATTGGCCCTATCTGGAGGTCAATCCTGATGTGACAGACGGTCAGGGCGGCGTGTTGCCGCTGCCACAACGGTCGCAGCCACCTATGGCCTCAAGCGGCCTGTTGCAGGCCAAGGCGGGCGCGTCCGACGACATTAAAAGTTCCACCGGGCAGTACGACAGCAGTTTGGGCGCCACCAGCAACGAGCGGTCTGGGCGGGCTATTCTGGCGCGGGAAAAGCAGTCCGACACCGGCACCTACCACTATGTGGACAACTTGGCACGCGCAATCCGGTACGCCACACGGCAACTGGTTGATCTGATACCAAAGATCTACGATACCCAGCGCATTGCGCGCATCATTGGTGTGGATGGCGAGACAGACCAAGCCATGATTGACCCTTCGCAGCCGATGCCGGTCAAGAAGATCCAGAACGAGCAGGGCATTGTCATCAAGAAGATCTACAACCCCAACGTCGGCAAGTACGACGTTGCGGTGACCACGGGGCCAAGCTACATGACCAAGCGGCAGGAGTCGCTAGACGCGATGTCCCAGTTGCTGCAAGGCAACCCGCAACTGTGGGCGGTGGCGGGGGACTTGTTCATCAAGAACATGGATTGGCCGGGGGCGCAGGAGATGTCAGCCCGCTTTGCCAAGACCATAGACCCCAAGCTGTTGTCCACGGGCGAGAACGACTCACCGGAACTGCAAGCCGCACGGCAGCAGATCGAGGCGATGGGGCAGGAGATGCAGCAGATGCACGGGATGCTGCAAAACGTCGGCAAGTCAATGGAAGCCCAAGACATCCAGATCAAGCAGTTCGACAGCCAGGTCAAAGCCTACGATGCCGAAACCAAGCGAATCAGCGCGGTGCAGGCCGGTATGTCACCCGAGCAGATCCAAGATATAGTCATGGGAACCGTCCACGGCATGATCACCTCCGGCGATCTGGTGAGCGAAATGCCGGGGCGTGGAACTGAGATGCCGCAGGACATGATGCAAGGGATGCCACAGTGAATAAAGCCTGCGACTTTGTAGGTATGCTGTTTTTGGCTCGGGATGTGGCGCATTCGGTACATTTGAACACCCGCAGCTATTCCAAACACGTTGCGCTGAACATTTTCTACGAGCGCATCGTGGGCGCGGCGGATGATTTTGCAGAAGCCTACCAAGGCCGCAACGGGTTGATGGGTCCAATCACGCTGATGTCGGCCAAAAAGACCGGCAACATCATTGAGTTTCTGGAAGACCAGTTGAAGGAACTTGAAGTGATGCGGTACGAGGTGTGCGACAAGACTGACACCGCGCTGCAACAGTTGATTGACAACATCGTAGAAGTTTACTTACGCACCCTCTACAAACTCAAATTCTTGGGATAAATCATGTCAGCCAACTATAAAAGTATCAGCGCAACAAACCAAGTCAAGGTCGGGTTTGGGGTCTTGAAAGGCATATTTGTCAGCGCCGCAAGCTCAACGCCGCTTATTACTGTTTACGATTCCGGCACCGCAAGCACGGGCGACCCAACAATACTGGGCGTGTTTGTCCCAGTGGCGGCGGCTGAGTACAACTTTACCGCAGTGGGGATCACCGCAAGCAAGGGACTCTACGTCGTCATATCGGGAACGGTAGTAGCAACCATTATTTATGAATAACCGCACTGGCGCGGAACGCCAGGGATTCCAAGGAATCAAGCCATGTCTGAAGAAGTGATAGCGGAACAACCCGCGCCGGAACAGGTAGCCACGGCAGCACCTGAGCCTGAGATTGTAGCGCCGGTAGAAGCATCCGAAGTTGAGTCCAAGACCTTTACTCAAGAGGAAATGGACGCGGCTATCGGTAAACGGCTTGCAAGAGAGCAGCGAAAGTGGGAACGAGAGCAGCGCACGGCCCAACCCGCCGCGCCGGTTGCAGCAGCACCTGTCACGCCGGAACAGTTCGCGGACACTGATGCGTATGTCGATGCACTGACAACGCAAAAGGCCCAACAGCTAGTCCAGCAGCAACAGATGCAAAAGCAACAGCAAGAATTGCTGGCGACCTACCACGACAAGGAAGAGGATGCGCGGACCAAGTACGAGGACTTTGAACAAGTTGCGTACAACCCCAAGCTACCGATTACCGACGTGATGGCGCAGTCGATTCAAGCATCGGAGAATGGCCCTGATGTTGCGTATTATCTGGGGACCAATCCGAAGGAAGCTGCACGAATTGCCAACTTAGCTCCATTTTTGCAAGCAAAAGAAATAGGACGTTTGGAGGCAAAGATTGCTTCTGAACCCATTACAAAACGTACTTCCAGCGCACCTGCGCCGATTTCGCCTGTTACCGCTCGCGGAGGTCACTCCGGCGGCTTTGATACCACCGACCCAAGGTCAATTAAAACAATGACCACAAGCCAGTGGATTGAAGCTGAAAGGGCAAGACAAGTGAAAAAGCAGGAAGCGAGGCTCCGCTAGCATATTTCGTAATCAGGAAAGTTATCAGAAAGGCATCTTTTTCTAAGTGTAAACCTATGAATGCCAGTGATCTTAGCCGCCTCCGCGAAGGAGCGATATTCAACACCCATAACTCTGCAAGCAGTATTGCGGTGATGGGCGAGACTTCGCGCTTTTTTGGAAGCGTCGCTATGACCAGCTCTGGCAAAAAGAGGACGTTTGCGGCCAAGAAGTGCGGCACGTTGCTTAGCCTTTGTTTCGTCGGACGTAACACGTCCGGTGCGATACTGGCGAATCTTCTCCCGTGTTTCTGGCGAACGGATGTAGCGACCAAGTTCTTGAAGCAGGTCGCCGTGTCTTTCCCGCAGATGTTCTGTTTGCGTAAGGCATTCAAGGTTGTCCGCTCGGTTGTCGGTTTTATTCCCGTTTATGTGGTGGACATGTTTGCCAGGGCCAAAACCCTCAAGCCAACAAGCTGCCACAACGCGGTGCATAAGCCGATGCCCCAAACACAAATAACCTTCGGGATGGTTTGTAGGGGTATAAGGTTGCAACTTTCTGATAGCTTTTCCACAGCGCGAAACGGCGTAAAGATGGTCAAAAAATCGGTATTCGATTTCTTCTATCGTGACGCTAATCATGTTGTGCCGCCTTTTGGTGGTTATGGAATCTTCATTCTAACATCCTTAAAGGAATAGGACAATGGCAAACAGTCTTTTGACAATTGACATGATCACAAGGAAGTGTCTCGAGATCCTTGAGAACAACCTCGTGATTTCCCGCAACGTCAACAAAGAGTACGACGACAGCTTCGCCGTTGAAGGTGCCAAGATCGGCTCGACCCTGCGGATTCGTCTGCCGGATCGCGCTTTGGTGACTGACGGTGCCGCACTGCAAGTTCAGGACGACAACGAGCAATACACCACGCTGACGGTATCGAGCCAGAAGCACATCGGCATCAACTTTACCTCTGCTGAATTGACCATGCAGTTGGACGATTTTGCGGAACGTGTGTTGAAACCGCGTATCAGCCAATTGGCATCGAGTGTGGACGCTGACGTTGCCAACGCCTACAAGTCGATCTATGCTTCGGTTGGCACTCCAGGCACCACGCCGGCCACTGCTCTGGTTTTGTTGCAAGCGCAACAGAAGCTAAACGAGTCGGCTGCCCCGATGTCGCCGCGCTACGCCACCGTGAACCCCGCCGCTAACGCTGGGCTGGTCAACGGTATGACCGGATTCTTTAACCCGACGGGCACGATTTCCCGCCAGTTCAAGACCGGCATGATGGGTGAGGGTGTTCTTGGCTACGACGAAATGAATATGTCTCAGTCAATTGTCAGCCACACCACGGGTAGCCAACCGGTTGCGCCAATCTGCGCGTCTACTGTGCCGGCCACTCAAGGCGCGACAACGCTGGATATTACCTACACCAGCGGCACCAAGACCATCAAACAAGGCGATGTGTTTACCATTGCTGGCGTGAATGCGGTCAACCCGCAAACCCGTCTTAGCACGGGTAGCCTGCAACAGTTCGTTGTGACTGCTGACCAGACCCTGACCAGCACCTCGGCGACCATTGCTTTCCTGCCTGCGATGTACACCGCCACCAACGCGCTGGCTACAGTTGATGCGTTCCCTGCTGCGTCGGCCGCATTGGTGTTCTTGGGTTCTGCATCTACCGTGTACCCGCAAAACTTGGTTTATCACAAGAATGCGATCACGCTGGCTACTGCTGACCTCTTGCTCCCGCAAGGTGTCGATATGGCCTCCCGTCAGGTGCATAACGGCATTTCGATGCGTATTGTTCGTCAGTACGACATCAACAATGACCGGATGCCTTGCCGTGTTGATGTGCTGTATGGGTACTCAACCATCCGCGCACCGATGGCCTGCCGGATCTGGGGTTAATTAGTATCACCCTCGGCGTTGCCGGGGGTTAATCAAATTTAAGGAGTTTTAAAAATGGCACTTCCCTCAGTTGGTGGTGGCTATCAGAACACTGATGGCAACCAGAACGAACAAACAATCGGCACTCAAGCAGCGCCCCAAACGGCAACTGCAACTGCAACGCTGTCTGTTGCTCAAATCACCGGAGGTCTTTTGGTGGGTAACCCGTCAACTTCGGCGGCTTCCTACACTTTGCCTACGGCGACTTTGATCGACGCAACGATGACCAACATGAAAGTCAACAGCACGTTCAGGTTGGTTGTCATCAACCTTGGCACCACTTCCGGCCTTATCACGGTGGTTGTCGGCACCGGCATTACTGCGGTAGGCAACTTGGTTGTTGCTATTACTGGCAGCGCGGCGGGTGTTAGCGGCGCGGCAGAGTTTGTGTTCCGCAAAACCGACACGGCAGCCTACACGGTCTATCGGGTAGCCTAAGCAACACCCGCCCCTTAGCAATAGGGGGCGGGAATCAAAGGAATATCATGGTCATCTATATGCGTCACCCCGACCACGGCAACAAGGTCGCTATTGCAGAGGCCGAGGCGGTGTACGATGAAAAGAACGGTTGGGAACGCTACGAACCGGGCGTTTCAGAAGAAGATGTCAACGAATTGGCGAAACCGCGAGGGCGTCCTCGTAAGGAGATTGCAGCGTGAGCACAACTGCCGGCGACCAGATCAACGGAGCGTTGCGACTTATCGGCCAGTTAGCAGAAGGCGAAGTGCCTTCGGCTGAAACATCTGCCGATGCGCTGACCGCGATGAACCAGATGTTGGACAGTTGGTCGGCAGAACGCCTGTCCGTGTTTTCAACGCAAGACCAAGTGTTTACTTGGACGCAAGGCTACAAATCAAGAACGCTTGGACCCACCGGCGATTTTGTGGGCAACCGTCCGGTGCTTTTGGATGATGCAACTTACTTCATAGATCCAAGCAACAACATCAGCTTTGGCATCAAGATCATAAATCAGCAGCAGTACGATGGTATTGCGGTGAAAACCGTTACCTCGACCTACCCGCAGGTGTTGTGGATTAACATGGATATGCCGAATGTATCCATGTACATCTATCCGGTGCCGACTAAGGCGCTGGAATGGCACTTTATTAGCGTCACCGAGCTAACCGAACCCGCCACACTGGCGACTACCTTGGTGGTGCCTCCCGGCTACCTTCGTGCATTTCGGTTCAACCTGGCAGCGGAGATTGCTGCCGAGTTTGGCATTGAACCGCCGCCCCAAGTGCAACGGATCGCTATGTCCTCCAAGCGCAACATCAAGCGGATCAACAACCCCGATGATGTGATGAGCCTGCCCTACAGCATCGTGGCAACCCGCCAACGATTTAATATCTACGCAGGTAATTACTAAGTGAAGACCCCGATTCTTGGCGGCAGCTACGTCGCCCGGTCGGTCAATGCGGCGGATAACCGCATGGTCAACATGTTTCCCGAAGCCGTACCGCAGGGCGGGAAAGAGGCAGGATTCCTGTCTCGCGCTCCCGGCTTGCGTCTGCTTGCCACGGTTGGCAATGGGCCAATCAGGGGGTTGTGGCATTTTGGGGATTATTTATATGTTGTCTCGGGTGTTGGTCTGTACCGAGTAGACACCGATTGGGCCGGCACATATCTTGGCGCTGTGACTGGCACCGGCCAAGTCAGCATGGCCGACAACGGCACTCAACTGTTCATTGCTTGCAACCCTGACGGATATATCTACAACGCATCTACGCTAGTTTTTGCCCAGATAACGGATGTTGATTTTGCAGGCGCGGTGAACGTCGGGTATCTGGATGGGTATTTTGTTTTTAACGAACCCGATAGCCAGCGGTTTTGGGTGACCTCTTTGCTTGACGGAACCTCTATCGACCCGTTGGATTTTGCCAGTGCGGAAGGCTACCCCGACCAGATCGTATCGTTGCTGGTCAGCTACCGTGAAATCTGGTTGTTTGGATCTAACTCGGTTGAGGTCTGGTACGACGCGGGGACACCTGACTTTCCAATGGCGCGGATTCAAGGCGCGTTCATGGAGACGGGTTGCATTGCGGCCTACTCGCCTGCCAAGTTGGACAACGCGGTGTTCTGGCTCGGCGCGGATGCCAGAGGCCAAGGACTGGTGTATCGAGCCAACGGCTACACACCGGCACGGGTGTCCACCCATGCAGTGGAGTTTGCCATCCAAAGCTACGGCGACATCACCGATGCCATCGGCTACACCTACCAGCAGGAAGGCCACAGCTTCTACGTGCTGATATTCCCTACTGCCGATGCAACGTGGGTGTACGACGTATCCACCGAGATGTGGCACGAAAGGGCGGGGTTTTACAATGGAGGGTATACGCGCCACCGCAGCAACTGCCAAGCAGCATTTAACAACGAAGTCGTAATTGGTGATTACCAGTACGGTTATATTTACGCCTACGACATGGATGTATACGCCGACAACGGCAGCATCCAGCGGTGGTTGCGGTCTTGGCGGGCGTTGCCGACAGGACAGAATAACCTGAAGCGCACGGCCCAACACAGTCTGCAACTGGATTGCCAGACAGGTGTCGGGTTGAACAGCGGTCAGGGCAGCGACCCCCAGGTCATGCTGCGTTGGTCCGATGACGGCGGTCACACGTGGTCAAACGAGCATTGGAAGTCAATGGGCGCGATTGGCGCGTCAGGCTACCGCACCTTCTGGCGGAGACTTGGGATGACCGAGAAGATCCGCGACAGGGTTTATGAGGTGTCCGGTACTGATCCCGTGAAGATTGCCATCATGGGGGCGGATCTTTTTATCACGCCCACCAATGCCTAATGGCTAACATCACCAACATCCCAGCGCCTCGGGTTGCATTAATTGACGAGCGCACCGGGTTGATGTCAAGGGAATGGTATCGGTTTTTCCAGAATCTGTTTATTCTGACCGGCAGCGGATCTAACCCGATTACGCTGGATGAGCTACAGCTTGCCCCGCCCCCTGCGGATATCGCCACCCTTGGCGGGATTGCTTCCATTTCGGTTGCCACGGCTAACGGTCTGGCCGGCACCAGTTCAGGCGGCACAACACCCGCGCTGACCTTATCCACGACCATCACCGGCCTGCTAAAGGGCAACGGGACTGCCATCAGCGCGGCGGCCTCCGGCACCGATTACGCACCGGCGACCAGCGGCACCTCGATCCTGTACGGCAACGGTGCGGGTGGGTTCTCCAATGTCACCATCGGCACCGGCGTGTCCTTTGCCACCGGCACCCTATCCGCAACTGGCTCGGGCGGCACGGTCACTAACGTTTCAGGCACCGCCGGCCGGATTACCAGCACCGGCGGCGCAACGCCGGTTATTGACCTGGCCTCGGGGGTTGCCACATCGGGGACAACAGGTTCTGCATTGCTTATCCCCGTCGTCACTATTGACACCTACGGGCGGGTGACCAGCATCACAACGGCTGCCAACCCCCAAGGGACCGTGACCAGTGTAACGGGAACCTCGCCGGTGGTCAGCTCAGGCGGCGCAACGCCAGCAATCTCAATGCCTGCTGCCACAACGTCGGTCAACGGTTACCTGACCAGCACCGACTGGACAACCTTTAACGGCAAAGGCAGCGGCACGGTCACCAGTGTGGGTAGCACCGGGTCCGTCAACGGCATTACCCTGACCGGCACGGTCACAAGCTCGGGAAGCCTGACGCTGGGCGGCACCTTGAGCGGGGTCAGCCTATCCACGCAGGTTACGGGCAACCTGCCGGTTACAAATTTGAATTCCGGCACAAGCGCATCGTCGTCAACTTTTTGGCGAGGCGATGGCGCATGGGCAACCCCTGCTGGCGGCGGCACCGTAACTAGTGTTAGCGGGGCGGGGACGGTCAATGGTTTAACTTTGACGGGGACGGTAACAACTACCGGCAGTTTGACGTTAGGGGGTACGCTCAGCGGTACTGCGTCTTTAAACATAAACGGCACTGTTGGCGCGACAACCGCAAATACCGGCGCGTTCACAACTTTAAGCGCATCAGGCGTAACAACCTTAACCGGCGCTGGTCTTACTTTCAGCGGAGCGGGGCAAGGCAATTTTGGAACCTCAACAAGCGGCGCAGGGATTGGAACAGGTCTACAAAGTTTTACTTTTGACTCCTCCGCTGCGAGTGGCGCAAGTCCACATGATATTTGTGCAACATTTAAAAATGATAACCCTGCGGGGCAAACCTTAATCATATGGAATGCTGCGAACTCTGGTGATCCTTTTTTTGAAAAATACTACACAGAACCAACAGGATCAGCATCACTTAGGGGTTCAATTCAATACAGTCGAGGCGCGGGCGTAACGCTATTTAATACAGCCTCTGATGCAACGCTTAAAACTTTAATCGGCACTACCGATGGCGCAACGAGTTTAAATATTTTACGCAAGGTAAAAATGCGTGAGTTTTATTGGAACGAAGATAAAACAAAAAAACCGCAAATAGGGCCTTTTGCACAAGAATTGTACGAAATTTATAAAGGCGCTGTTAGTGTTGGTGGCGAAGTTGTGGTATACGACGAAAATAAGCAAGTTGGAACTCGATATGAACCTTGGGGCGTTGATAAAACAGCGTTCGTAAATCATTTGGTTGTAGGTTGGCAAAAGCATGAGCAGACGATTGCCGCATTAGAAGCTAGGATTGCCGCGCTTGAACAAACTAAGGCCACCCCATGACAGTGACAGTTAAGGTTCTGATCCCCGCCAAGATTGCTGAAGACAGTCAAACTCAGCAGTACGCCGCGTCCAATGTGACCACGATTATCGACAAGTTCACGGCCACTAATTACAGCGGTGGCGCGGCGACATTGAGCATCAATTTGGTCACCTCGGGTGACACACCGGGCAACCGCAACCTGATTACCAAGGCCCGTTCGTTGGCCGCCTCCGAAGTGTATACTTTCCCCGAAATAGTGGGTCAGGTGCTTGATACTGGGGGATTTATCTCAACGATAGCCGGAACTGCGTCGGCCATCACTATTCGCGCTTCTGGCCGCGAAGTGTCTTAAAGGAACGATCATGGCTATCCCCCGTGGACTAACCGCAAACCCAGACGGCACCTACACCGACCGAAATGGTAATTCTGTTTTTTGGAATCCTGATTATTCGTACTCAGAAGGGAAGGCAAGACAAGAAATTCCCGGTAGTGGTAAATGGTCTGTTAATACCCCAATCCCCGGTGGATCAGATGAAAACGGGGACCAAACTTATAGAACACAGAACTATCTTGAACCCGGTCAAGATCAACTTTATGGGGCAATGAGTTTTACGGACCCTTCTTTTTTTCCGCAATTGCAAAGCATTATTCAGCAGACAGTTGGGGGACAATACTCGCAAGACCAGATAAACAACGCAATAACGTCTTCCAGTTGGTTTGGTAAATTAGGCAGCGGGAGCAATCCCTACAACGCAGCACTGGAGGTGGCGCAAAAGCTGGGTGCTGACACCAGTTGGTACAACCAAGGAACCTCAAACCTGTACCGCGCACGGTCGGAAGCAAATAGTCCTGAAGCACGATCTAGTCAAGGCAGCGAGTCTTATCTAGACGCATTTAAAAGTCTTGCCCCTGTGCTGTTGCCGGCTATTGCAGGGGCGTACAGCACCGAAATAGGTAACTTCTTTGGTGGTGGTGGGACCAGCGTAGAAGCTCAATTGGCTCAGAATGCTCCATACAATACGGCGTCGCTCCAAGCGTTTGACCCAGCTACCGGGGCATTGATTGACCAGACTGCCGGTGGCGGGGTGAATAATCCATACGCGTTGTCGCAGTACCCCGGTTCAGTTTCAGGGGGTGTTGGTGGGGGAATGACCGGCAACCAGTTGGGTTTGTACCAGATGGGTCAAGAAATGGGTTTGTCTGGTCCCGCATTAGATAACTGGGTAGCAACGGGAGGCGGCGCAACCATAGCTGGCGGTGCAGCGAGCGCCGCCGGTGGCGGTATTGGCAACGCCTTGATGAACGCAGCAGGTAAGTTTGGCAGTACCTTAATGAGCGC